TTCTTCTTTGAAAGATAAACAATCGTAGAAGCGGCATACTTTAGTCCAGAACCACCACCCATAGTCTTGGTGGGGAACATGGAACCAACAACGTCATATGTGTGATTGGTCATGATGAGTGGAATACCTGCCTTGCCCAACTTAAGAGTAAGAACACGGAATGTGGCCTTTACCAGTTGAGCGCGAGTCATGTCTCTGGTTTCCTTACCATCAGCAGTGTCGGTCATTTCCTTACTCGTCGAAAGCATCCCAAGAGAATCCAGAACGACCAATACAGGCTTCTGTTCTGACTTCTTCTGTTCTAGATGTTTGTCTACGATCGTGATAGCCTGATGTCGAAATTCTTCAACGGTACTGACAGGAAAGATAGCGATCCGGCCGGGGTCGATGCCCCGGTCGCGGATCATATCAGATGTAATTGCCTGTTCAGTATCAAAATAAAGAACTACTCCATCGGGACGATCTCGTAGAAATCGATGCACAAGTGAAAGTGCAAAGTACGTCTTACCAGTTGCAGATTCTCCTGCAAGAGCAGTAATCTTGTTGTCTGGAATACCTCCATACAAAGACCCACTCACAAGAGCGTTGAAACTGTAAGATCCAGTATCAACAAAACCAGTAATGTCACTTCCTTCGATCCCGTCATCTGCGATAACAGCATACTTGTTACCAGAATTCTTTACAATGTCACTGAGATAACTCATAGATCAGGGGGCTCCAATTACGCCGGCAACTTCCTGAACTTCCTTGTTGGGTACAACAAGTTGAGGAGCATCACTATGGACTCGTTCAAACTCGGAAGCGAGTTCCTTATGGGCTCCGATTACCCAAGCGACAACCTTATCATCAAGAGTGATGGTGTTGTCAAAATCGGCGTAAGGCATCCAAGGAGCCAGTCCGATGTTGTTCTGACCCGTAGGAACGATCAGACATGGGAGGGTAAGAGTGTGCGAATCACCCTCACCGGAGTATTCACAGATGAGTTCTTCACCTGACATCAGACGCACGATGCGTACATCTTCAACATTAATTTTCTTCTTTTCAGCCATTATGTTCTCCTTAAATGAACAATGATTCTAGACTAGAAACCTTTTCAGTCTTCCATCCTATCACATTTAGAATAGAAGTCAAGGGATCTAAAAAACTTTTCTCGAACTGTGTGGTGTAATCCACATACTTCTTATCGACCAAATCCACTGGGTATCTTGAAACAAAAGATATAACTTGATCACCTTTTGATCCACAGATCGGATTCTGTTCCTTCAACATAACAAACTTGACCTTCTCACCTTCGTTGATCAATTGATACTTACGATCAAGGTTATTCTTTTTGATGTAGTGATTGTAGAGTAAAGCACCCTTCACTGCAATCGGTGTACTCTTCTTGTAAATGCTAGAGGAGTCAATATATTTAGTCAAGTTACTTACACTCCGAGGAAAGGCAATGTCTTCCACATCAAGATTCATGAACTCGTCTTTTCGATCTGCAATATAATCGACAAGTGTTTCTTCGTTCTCATTCATGATGATGCGAATCGATTCCTTAAGCCAGTCCCGCACAACTTGTGGTGTGGAAGATCGAGTCGTTTCGATACCCATGATCTTCCTCTTCGGTGGATCATATCGAACCCCCTCGGAATCATGCACGTTGAGCATGTATCGTTTCTTTGCAGTCCAGATACCTACGTCTGCAATCACTTCTCTCTCCATTACCATCTTGTTATCATACGCATTCATAAGCGTACAGAGTTCTTCGTACTTCTTGTCGATGAATGGTTGAATTATCTCTCTGCATGATTTATCAAGAAACTCCACCACCTCTCTATCAGATTTACCATCACCAAGAAAATGATCAACAAGCCCGCCAAGCCGGAGATACACAGAGTCAGTGTCCGATGCAACCACATAATCAACATCCTTTGTCTTTAGTGTTTGATTTAAAAATGAATTCAAATGATTGATGATCCAACGAATACTAAGTTGTCCAGACAAAGTAATTGCTTCCGCCATCAACACATCATAATACCGAAACCATTCATTACCAATCGCACCATAAGCAGAGTTCAGTTGAATCTTACGAACCTGTTGGAAGTTATGAAACTTTGCAATGTCATAATCCAACTCCTTGTTGTTTGGATCCTTCTGCTTTTGTTTCTCGCATTCGATCATCTTCTTCTTGTACATCTTGCGTTCTACATACATCTTCTCCATCAGAGCAGGCAAGAATCCCTGATTATCCTTAGAGTAACAACTACCATTCGCGGCAACCGAATACCCTTCTGACTTGAACTCCTCGATCTTCTCGAAAGTTCCCTTTGCATAAAAATTATCTGGACCATTCAGAATATTGTTCGGACCAATACCAAATCGACTATCTTCTGACATCGGGACTAATGTCTCTGGACTGATATTGTATTGCATGATCAAATGTGGATACAGTGAATTCAAGTCAAAGGAAACAACCCAGTCATGACGACCAACAATTGGTTCCTTCACATAGGCACCAGCATACTGTTCGTTCTTACTCTGCCCCTTCTTCTGGGGAATCACGATGTTACGTTCATTCAGATAATGATAGATGATCTGATCCCAAGTACGAACTTGTGAATAGACATCCATAAAGTTCACCTTGGCAGAATAAGCCAACGCAACGGCAAGTTCCATCAACTTGAGTTTCTCTTCGAGTCGTTTGACCAGAACAGTATCTTGGTAGTTGTATTGGACGAACTTGTTAAAGTCCTGTCGATAGAACTCCGCGATGTTATCGAACTCCTCATACGAGATCTTCTTCTCACCGAGTTCAATGCTGGCAATATGATCCAGACGATACGACTCCTGACTGGTGTAAGTAAAGGTCAAGTAAAGTTCGTAGTAGTCAAGAGTAGCAATACCAAGCAACTCATAGGCTGTCTGTTCACGATTCATGCGAACAACAGTTCGTTCCTTGATTACACTCCACGGAGAAAGAGTCTTGGCAACTTTGTCACCAAAGACTCGTTTAATTCGATTGTAAAGATATGGGATATCGAAGAATCGAATGTTCCAACCACTGATGATATCGGGATACTCCTGCATCCAGACATTCAAGAACTCCTGTAGAACATACTCCTCATCGTGATGACTGTAACATACAGCATCTTCAGGTTGATCAAACTCACCACGGGCAAAAACCCACTTCTTGTCACCGATGATTAGTGTGATTGCAATCACTTCTTCTTCGGGATCATCAATCTTTGGAAACCCATTCTCACATGTGGTTTCGATATCGATATAACCAACACGAATGTCATTGAACTTATAGTCTACTTCACCGGGATGGATCTTACCGATAAACTGATAGATGTAATCTGTGTTTCCGTAAATTTCAAATCCACTGACACCAGAATACTTCTGAATAAATTCACGACAATCATTCATGTTGCCGGGGTTGATTGGTTCTACGTTAGCACCTTCGAGTGTCTTCCATTTACTCTCTTTGTTAGAGGGAATAAACAGGGTGGGATGAAACTCCACCTCCTTGCGGAAGGGAGTCCCATCATTCACCCCACGAACCAAAATTCTGTTTCCCCTGCGAGCCACGTTTGTGTAAAAAACATCAGACATTCTTATCAAGTTCCCGCTTTACTTTGTTCCAATACTTATCCGTTGCACTCTTCTTATGCCCACTGGGTCCACCATTGTGGATCCTAGCCATATCCTCATACCGAGGAGTTCTACCGAGTCGTTTCTCAGTGGCATACCTCTTCATGTAGGCAACAACTACGCGCTCGGAATACTGGCGATCAAAACAATCTTCATACTTGCCGCCGATGGTAGGATCGAACTCCAAAGCATCTTTCCAATAAATCTTCCAGATTTGATAAGGTCCAATTGCTTTTCCTCCATCACCAATTGCGTCATCATTTCCTCCACTTTCAACAACTCTCAGAGCCGACAGAAAACGAGAATCCTTCGGGGAGGGGTGGGATGTCTGCGTCTGAAACAGACTTGTCATTACCATCAAACAGCATAAGCTGCGGATCATCTTGGGATTCCTTATCCTTGAGGTACGCCGAGAGGAGTACCATGTAGTTGATTACATCCACTATTGTATCATTAAAACTCTCGTTGGCAACGTGCATTTTCCCACAATCTATAAAAGATGAGAGACGACTCATCTTATCAGTGATGCGAGTCATGAAACCCTGTTCGGTAGTGCAGATGCCCATGGCCTCTACCCGAGTAAAGTTAGCAAAAGGTTCATTACCGTGATTACCGGCATAATCTCGGTTCTTGAGACTCATCAAATCCTTTGCAGTCGTGCAAAGTTCATCGTGATACATTAAAAGTTCATCGCGTGTCATATTATACTCCTGTAGATCCGAAACCGCCGACGCGGTTGGTCTTTTGTGATTCTGGTGTTGCTTGTGTGTAGGTGACATATCTAACATGTCTAGCATATTCAATGATCTCGACCTGAGCGATACGATCGCCGTGGGTGATCTTGAATGGTGTGTTTGTGGTGTTGTGAAGTGGAACAAAAACTTCCTGACAATAGTCAGAGTCAATGACACCTTCTGCATTAATCAAGGTAATTCCAGACTTGACTGCGAGTCCTGATCGTGGATGTAGACGGGCAGAAAAACCGATGGGAATATCCATTACCATACCAGTCGGAATCAAA